AGTGTTTCAGTCCACGTTTTGTTGTTTACAGGGTAAGTAAATTGACTGTTGGTAGAGTCAAAGTAAATATTACCTAACTCCTTAATTCGTGGATCGTATGTAGGTGTAACAACATCGAAGAATCCGTATTCCTCTAGCTTTTCTGTGGGTAAGTTTCTACCACCACCTGCGATTATCTTAGAACCTGCTGTGAATTGTTGAGGTATTTGGCTGTACTTAATTATCTTGCCTTCTTCTATTCTTGCTTTCATATTATTGTGATATTGTTACAAAAAATGTGTTACTTGCTGTACATATTACTTGTACTACGTTTATTGCACCTGCTGTCGCATCATAAGTGCCATTTAAAGTCGTTACAGTGTTTGTGCTTGATTCAAATGTTAAACTTGAAGTTCCCCCTGAATCAGTTACTATTATCGTTTTAACGTCTCCTACCTGCTCATCTGTAAAGTTTAACTCTAAAGCAGCTGAACTTGTAACAGTATATACAATACCATTATCAAAATCAATATCAACCGTTGAAGCTGTGGTTACATCTGAAAGAGCAACATTTCCTGTATATCTTCCATCTAGTTTACTATAACCTATACCGTTATTTGCTACCTCTAGGGTATCAGAGACTATTGCAATAGTAGAGCTATCTACGTTTACATTAAGAGTACTATCCCCACTATCTAATGAAGAGCCTGTTAATCCATCACCAGCTACAATAGAAGTAATATCTCCATCAAACTTCTGCTCCCAAGTGAAACCACCAGTAGCAGAATCGTATGTCAACACATACCCATCTACAGCGGAGTTAGTTGCCTTCAGTTTATCTTCCTTAATCTCAAAAGTTACCCCAGACAGATCACCCTGCTCGCTATACGTCTGACCGTATACTTCGGCAAACATCTTTTTCACCTTTATAAACGCAGCTCTGAGCGTATCGCCATCGTTGGCATTTGCTGCTGTTCCTACTATTAAATTTTCTGATGCCATATTATAATATTATTTTCTAAGTCGTTGTTCTATGTGTTATACTGTCTATTAAAACGTTTACATTATCTATAAGCAAACTTATCGCTGCTGTTAATGCCTTGTTGAAACCTAAATGAATGTATGAAACCAATTCACCAAAGTTAGTTGTCTCGTATACTTTTCCCCAGCTCACTTTTATTTTTTATAAGATAACTAGATAATCTGATTTCGTTCTTCTGTTTTGGCTTGTATTGACCTACTTTCCTTCTTTTTCTCAAAGCACCCAACCGTTAAATGTTACGTCCTTATCTGGATATATTTCTTCATTATTGTTGCTATAATACTCAGGATACTGACTAGGAGCATTATAGGTCATATAGTCTATAAACCTATTAGTGTAATACTCAGCATAATCTCTCTCTTTTGCAATTAATTGATCTATCTCACTTTTATTAGCAATTTGGCTGCTCTCAGAACTGTGTTTATGTACACCACCATTTGATATTGTATATGCAGCGAAAGGAAGGTATTCAGCCATTGCAAAATGGATAAGCATATCTTGTATATAGTCATTTACTAATGTTAAATAAGCTCCGCTTAAAGTTCCAGCTATAATATCGGCACTAATTTTGTCATATAAATCACTCCCTAAATAATTTCTTATATGAATTTCTTGAGCGAGTTTTATGAAATGTATAAATTTATCTGTATCTACATTTCCACTAAGTGCCGTATTTTTTACTAAATCGTCTCTTTTTATAAATAGTGCTGTAGCCATTATTCTTCGGATTGTTCGTTAATTTCTTCTTCTCTTTGCACAGCCTCTTTTTTAACGCCAGTCTCTTTCTCAACTTCAGCATCAGTCATAGCGTTAGTCAAGTCGGTAAATTCTAAGGGCTGTAAGGTCATAAAATATAAGTCTAATTCGATTTCGTTATACTCTAGTATCTTCATTAGTTCATCTATAATCGTAACTTGCATAGGGCGAATAACTGTGTTATCCATAAGGATAGATGCTGTTTCTAATTCTTGAGCGTTATTTCCTAGTCCAGTCTGATCCTTAATACCAACCAACATAGGTGATACGATTCTGTGAGAAACCATAACCTTCTTCATACTTTCATCTGAAAGAAACTGGTATTGTTGATGAGCATCATTTAGAATAACTGGCTCAATAGAGGCTGATAATTCCTTGCTGTCGTTAAAGGCTAGTATAAATTTACCAGCATTTGATGTGCCTGAGAACTTTTCATATATAGCTCTTTCGATTTCATCTCTTTGCTCCTTGTTTGGAGTGCCATTATTGAAGTTAATCAACATACTAGGCTGTAAGCCGTTTTGAATATTGTTTATATGATAATTGGCAATCTCTTCTTCTAATTCAGCATACTGTAGACCACCTTGATAATCCACTGGAGAATAATAATAGAAACCTGCCTTGTATGGGCGAATATAGAGTATCTCTATGCCATCTTTAGATGTTCCGAAGGCAGATATACGTTTAGGCTTCTCACCTCTCTTTATATCGCTCCAATTTGGGTGATAATAGTAGGCCTGAACCTTACCTAAAGTTGCCTTCTCCGCTCTAAGCGTTTCAACTGGCATATGCTCTACTTGAACTATCCTAGATCGGTCTTTACTGTAGATAATCTGAAGCGCAGACTGGCCCATCATTTTATAGTCGTAGCACACCTTTTTCATACAGTCCTTACTAAAGAGTTGTCGCATTTTGGCATAGTTCTCCGGATTCTCTTCACTGTCCGTTGCCTCTAAGCCTCTACCATAAATCATCTCAGAAATGCCATTTATAGCAGCATTATTTGTTGGAGAGCCATTATATCGGTCTATAAGGTACTGGAAGTAGTTGTTGTCCTCTCCGTACTCTACCCATTCGTTTCTAGGATTCTCAATTACTGGAGGTGCTGTGTAAGAAGATAAATTCAAAACGTGAATAGCTTCTTTTATTTCTTTAGTATCTTTCATTATAATATTACAAAATCATTATCGTAACTGTCTTGAGTTACATATTCATCTTTATTTATAAAGTAATTATCTAAATCAGTTTGATCTGTACAAAATATAATACCCTTATACAGCTCATCAGAGCCATCTTTAACCTTAAATGAGTACTGACTACCTTCTTTAAGAGAAAAGCTCCCAGAAAGCACCATAAGGTCTCCATCGTCTGTCTTGCTGACAGAAACAGTAGATGTTGTTCTTTTTGTTTTATCAGTCAATGATAGTGTAGGTGATGTGGCATCCTTTCTAGGTACTATCTTAATAGATTGACTTTCTGTCGATGTTGTTAGAATGTGCATATTAAATTAACCTAAAACCGATATTCTGTTTTAAAGATACAAAAAAAAGGCTACCGAAGTAGCCCTTTTAGATATAATGCTATATTGAATTATACAGCGGTTGGAGTTCCGATTGTAATCGTTCCAGTCAACCCAGCAAATTCACTTACAGGGAAGTTAGCATCTGTAGTGTCTACAGTCATAAAGTTTGGTGGAGAAACTTCTTGAGCAGTAAATGTTAGGTTGTAACCATTAAAGTCTCCCAAAGCATTTCCAGTAGAAACAGTACCAGCAGTTACGTCAGCACCGTTTTCTTTACCCATTAAGAATACGTTGTCATTTTGGTCTACAACGAAGACGTGAGGTCTTCCTGCGGCCAATAACTTCAATTCTTTATGGTCTTCCTTTGTAAGTTTCTTTAGGGTTACATTAAGAGCTTGCTCATAAAAAACAGTACCATTCTCTCTAGAAGCGTTTACTGTAGTTTCAAACGAGTTGTTACCCTTAACTTCATAAGTATGTAGCGTGATGTTGTTAGAAGCATCACCAGTCATATTTGTTACCTCGTCAGAAGAACCTAAAGTTACAGTACCTAAACCTCCAAAGTCTACGAAGTAAACTTTTTTGATACCAGCAACCGTATCTTTACAGGCTTCTGCACGAGATCGAGTTAAATTACAAGACATAGTTTTATTTTTTTTATGAAAAAAGGGTAGGTAGGCTCTTTGGCATACCCACCCCTATTTCGATTTAACAATTATTCTTAGTTAGCAGAGTTAGCGATTCCGTAAGTAACTACGTCTTCGATAGAAGCTAATTGGACACCAGCAGTAAATCGCATAACGATTCTTGCATTTTGTGAACCATCAAGGTCAGCCATATCTAACAATTTAACTTCGTTGTGGTCAGATAAAAGACCAGTACCGAAGAATAGGTTAGACTTAGTTGTAGCGATAGCATCATTGTCAGCCAATCCGTTTGCAACGAAGAGTTTTACTCCGTCAAAAGAAAGACCTCCACCTTGCCACCACTGTGTACCTTGTCCGCCTACACCGTTAGCACCAATACCAGCGATACCAACGTTTTCGTCAGCAGCAACATTTTGTTGAGTGATAGCAGCAAAACCTCCTAAACTACGAACATAAGCTCTAGCAATGTTTTGAGAAACATAGATGTAAAGATCATCAGCTCCATACAAAGAAGAAGGAATAGCATCAACGACAGAACCTAATTCAGCAATAACGTTAGAAGATGTGATAGTAGTACCTGCAATCTCTTGAGCTGCTGGAAGATCAGCATCAGTAGAAACTAGCTTTGTGAATCCGTTGAACTGTCCGTTAGTTGCAGTATCTCCAGCCCAGATTGAACGCTCAGTACGCTCTGCTACTTTAGCAGCAACGTGACCTAAGATAAAGTCAGCAAAGCTAGGTGGTACATTGTGATAAGCTGAGTATCCCATTTGAACAGCCTCCCAGTCGCTAGCAAAATCTTTTTTACAAATTTGTAAATTTACTTGCTGCTCTTCTGGCTGAAGAATTTTCTCAGTCAAAGTGATTGTAGAAGTAGCATCGAAATCACAAGTAGCATCTTTGACGATATCATCAACAGATACTTTCTTTAAGACCTCTTTGAACTTTACATTTGGTTTTACGGTAATACCTCCTTGAGCAAGGGTATTAGCCTCTAGTAAACTTGCAGCAACATATTGCCCAGCAAATTCACCAGCATAAGTAGTAGTAATTGAAGTAGTTGTAGCCATTTTTTATTTATTTGTTAAGCGATTAAATACTCTATCTAGTGTGTTTTGTGATCTCTGCGTACCGTAAGTGTAAAGTGGTTTCTTTTCGGTAGCAGCTTCTGGAGTGTGTTCGATTGCTTTGGCAGCAGGTTCAGCAGAAAGTTTTTCAATCTGTGCAGACATCATCTCTTTCTCTTTTTTGTAAGAACCCATTTCCTCATCTATCATTTTTGCCATTTCAGCCATTTTAGCTTCCATTTCAGCAATTTTAGATGCGAATGCTTCCTCAGTAACATAACCCTCCATTAGTTCAGTTTCCTCTTCTAAGGACTCTTCAGATGCTTCTTCAGAAAGTTCTTCAGATGCTTCTTCAGCGGCCTCTTCAGCAGGAGACTCAACTTGTTCTTCAGTAGCTTCTTCAGCTACGGCAGAAAGTTCTTCAGCTTCGACTTCGACTTGCTCGATGCCTTGCGCTAACTCATCTTCTACCGTAAGCAATGATAGCTTCTGTAGAATTTCGTTAAGAATTGTAGTTGCTTTTGGACTATTCATATTTTAACTAATTTTAAGAATTAACTATTTTATATATACCTGTTCTATTTTTATGCTTTTTGTTGTATAATAAACCATTCTGTACCATTACCCCATATCTTGATACCTTCGTATGCTCTATTTAGGTCAAAGGCACTATTAGCACCATCTATGTTTTGCGAACCGTAAG